GTAGGAGCCCCCATTCTACTAAGAATTGGAAATTCCCCAATTAGGGCGCGTCACTTTAGCGCGGTAAAGCTGCGGCGCACTGTCATATTACCATTTTCTTCTATAATTATACATTATTTATAATGAATATTCTTAAAAAATTTCTGAAAAAATTTTATAAAGTGCTTGACATTTGTATTTTGATGTGCTATAATATAATCAGAAAAGGGAAGAGGGAAACCCGTAAAACCTCGGAAAGGATTAGAAAGCATGAAATTTACGTTTAGGCAATGGGAAATTATTCAAAACATTTTGAAGAAAGAAAGTTATTTGAGCACTGGCAAAGATGAACAGGCTTATAAGAAAGAAGTGCTTGACATTTTAGAGAAAATCAAGAAATCAAACTTAGGTTAAACAGTCGAAACGGGCTTGTGCCCGTCTGTGCGGAATCGCCGCCGCGCACTGATGAGACAGGCGAGAAAGGTATAGAAATGAAAAAAGCGATTGAACAAGTTAGAACAGAGTTAGCTAAGCGTCCAGTCCGTAGCGCATGGGATAGGGGGGGTAACCGATTATGCCTATGATTTACTTGATAATGTAGAGGACGCAGCGCGCGGCGGGCAGCCGTTAAATACTGTTTATAAATGGAAAAAAGCTATGTTAAATGGTGCGCAAGACTGGGACGAGTATAGTTATGGTGGTTGCTCTCTTATATACAATGGAGATATTGCAAAACGGCTTTGCACGCCGTCCGAGTTAAAGCGCAAGCGTTACGGAGAATTAAACCCAAACAGCCGCGAGAATTGGCTTGATGTGCAAGCGCGGGCGTTATTTAGGGCGCAGAACCGTATAATATATATTTTACGTTATAAGTTGGGCATGACCTACTAAACAGCATACGCAGCAATAATTAAAGCGCGCGGACTGTTTTATTAAAAAATTATGCTGCGCTAACGGCAATACGGGCGAAAGGGCAGAACATGGTTAAATACTACAAACAAGAGACAATAAAGGGTTATAACGGCAAAGATTATAAAACACTTGACGAAATAACGCGCAAGGCATTTTTCGATGCCTACGATTTATTTAGGGGCGAAAGCGGTGTTGAAACATATGTAGACGGAGACGCCCGCGGCTTGATAGCAGCATTAAATGATAATGTAAAAATACATTATTTTATGATTTATATTTGAGGTGAATAAAATGAAAAATATTATATCGTTGGCGGGCAATATGCACTTCATTGCTATGGCGCATGTGATACAATTTTAGGCGCTAAACGCATAGCAAGCAAAAATGTAGAATACTGGGATAACTGGCAAGGCTGGCATACTCCCGCGATTTTTCGGGGTGAAGATATGGAATTCTACGATGCGCAATATTTGCCAAAACAGCTTGCTGAACCGATAGTTTATAAAAAATCTCAATGGCAAATGGTTCGTTAATTTTATTGAAATAAATGTAAAAAGGAGTCGTTTTAATGGTATTTAGGGATTTATATAAAATAGCGTGTTGTGATATATGGCGCGTTTCTATAGGTAAAAATATCTATGAATATGGTATTTTTAGTAAAGAAACTGAAAACCGACCGTATATAACGGATATTTTTCCGTGTGAGGTGCTCGAAATATTAGCGCCCGAAGAACAAACTATTTTTGTAAAATTAAGGAGAAAAAAGTGTGTTTCCTGCTGAAGTAACATTCCCAGTATTTTTTGTGTTTATGGTAGTTGTGCTTATTATTGCTTTTTTACTTTCGGGAAAGGTATAATACAGAAAAATCTGTATAAAATTTTTGAAAAAATTTGCGAAAAAGTATTGACATACTGTAAAAGGTGTGTTATACTAAATACATCAAGGGACGCGGAAAACCCTATAACCGCAGAAAGGTTTATCAAATGGAGAAGTATATCACGAGGACGGTTGAGACGACTACGGCAAAGGTTGCGCCCGTATATTGCGAGGGCGGCGAAATTAAGACCGGGACAGAATTTTATGTCACGGTCGATGGAAAGGCAAGCGACGAGGAAATTATTAAGGCGGCGCGAAAGACTAATAAGAACGGAAATTTTGTTATCGTTAGCAAAGAGACCGTTAGCGGGCCTTATCGTGTTCGATTCGTTGACTTCCTTACGATTGCCGAAAAAATCGAAACTGAAAATAACTAAAAGAGAGGTAACTAAAATGGAAAACACTACTGAAAAGAATCTTGTCGTATTTGACGAGGGCGAAAAGATGATTGCAGACCTGAACAGCGCTTATAATTCGTGGACGTCGTTTAAGGCGGAAACACCTGAACAGAAAGCAGCGCTTTTTGCGGTGATGAATAACCCCGACAAGCGTATTTCTGACTGCATTAACATGACGCTGTATATTAAGGATTTGTACGTTGAAAGTGTGCAGTGTACGAACCCTGACACGGGTGAAGTGAAGACGTGTCCGAGAATTGTTGCCATTGATAAGGACGGCGTCGGTTATCAGGCTGTATCGCTGGGCGTGTATAGCGCTTTTCGCAAGCTGATTCAGATTTATGGTGCGCCTACGTGGGAACAGCCTATTCCGATTCGGGTTAGACAGATTACGCGCGGAACGCGCTCTATGCTCACTTTTGATATTGACGCAAAAGCAGCGAAGTAAAATATCAAGCGGGCGGCGAAAGTCGCCCGCTATTTTAATAAAAAGGAGATGTTTCACGTGAAACAATTTACAGAATTAAAAAACAGCCCTTACATTTGTGAAACTGAAAGTGGTGTGAAATTTGTGTTTTCAACCCGAATGCGAAAAGAGCGTTTCGCAAAAACTTATTTGCAAAATCGTAAAGAAATGATGACGCGGTTATTTACTCGCTATGGTGTTAGATGTGTATGCAGTCTTGCAAGCGACATAAACACATATAGGCGCATAGAAACGAATGGCTTTTATGTTGTGCTACCTGATGGCGCGGTACATACTATTGATTCATTGACTTTTAGGATGGTGAGAACATGAGCAAAATACGCTGGCGAGAAAAGGACGAAAGCGAAATAAATAAACTCGTCCGCGCATTTAACCGAAAAGCGAAAAGAGCCGCTAAAAAATATGGAAATGAAATACAGCCCGAAGCAATAAATTTGCGCGAACTGAAAAAAGTATTAAAAGAGGGCGACAGAAACTTATATAGGAAAACAAAAAGTAAATTGTCGTCCTATTTGGTTAGTGGTGCAGAAATGCCGTACACTACTAAAGCAGGTGTAAATATTACGTTATGGCAGAAGCGGGAAATTGATAAAGCATTCAAAAGCATAAACGCAAAGCGCCGTGCAGCAATGCGTAAATACGAGCCTTCTATTTATAGGGGCACAATGCACGGTGTACAAGATATGAATTTACAACCGCGCCGAAATACAGTGCAGGAAATTCAGCCTAAAACATTTAAGAAATTCGTTGAGAACCTTGAAAAGCAGTATTTGACAGAAGATAGAGCAAGGCAAGCACAGTATAAAGACAATTATCTATTAGCATTAAAAAATGTTTTCGGAGAAAATTCTCCACTGCTCGAAAAGGTTAGAGAGATTCCGGCTGATAAACTTGTTGAAATGTATTTCAAGTCGCCGTTTTTACAGATTGATTTTGTATATGACCCTCTTGAAGCAAAACAAATTGAAAATCTAATTTCCGAAAATTTGGAAAAAGAAAGCTAATAAGTTATGATGTATTCAGCCGATTTTGAAACTACAACTAATTTAACAGACTGCCGTGTATGGGCATGGGCGGCTGTTGAAATTGGTAACATAAATAATATTCGGATGGGTACAAAGATTGATGAATTATTGCAATTTTGCTATGATGAAAAAGAAACGCCAACCCTATATTTTCATAACTTAAAGTTTGATGGAGAATTTATTATATATTGGCTTTTTCATAACGGGTATGAGCATGTCGAAAATAAAAAGCAATTAGACACTAAAAAATTTTGTACGCTAATAAGCGATAAGGGACAGTTTTATAGCATAGAGATATGCTTTTTGAAAAATAAAAGAGTAAACAAGCGGGTTGTTATATTGGATAGCTTGAAAGTATTGCCGTTTTCAGTGGCGCAAATAGCAAAGGCTTTTAATTTGCCTATGTCTAAACTTGAAATAGATTATAGTGCATATAGAAGTGAAGACCACATTTTAACCGATGAAGAAAAGGATTATATTAAAAATGATGTGACAATAGTAGCAGAGGGTTTGCAAGCGCTATTTTTGCAAAATCTTACAAAAATGACTACTGGCGCTAATGCACTGCATAATTATAAAGATATAGTAGGAAAGAAAAATTTTGATAGGTATTTTCCAGTCCCTTTGTATGATGCAGATATACGAAAAGCATATAAGGGCGGGTTCACCTATCTAAATCCAAAATACAAAGAAAAAGATGTAGGAAGTGGCATAGTGCTTGATGTAAATAGTCTTTATCCGTCTGTTATGTATTATAATCGTTTGCCATACGGCGAGGGTATATATTTTAATGGACAATATGAATTTGACGGGGTATATAATTTATATGTGCAACGGTTTAGCTGTCAATTTGAGTTAAAAGACGGAATGATACCTACTATTCAATTAAAAAACAATCTTGCTTTTGTTCCTACGGAATATGTAACGAGCAGTAACGGAGAGTATATTACATTAAGTTTAACAAGTGTTGACCTTGAATTATTTTTTTCTCATTATGACGTATTTGATATTACATATATAGACGGATGGAAATTTAAGAGTACAATGGGGCTGTTTTCGGAATATATTGATAAATGGAACGCCGTGAAAGTACAGGCGACTAAAGATAAAAACGGAAGTTTGCGCACTATTGCAAAGCTAATGTTAAATAGTCTGTATGGCAAATTTGCTTTGAATCCAAAAGTACAAAGTAAATATCCATATTTGGGGGATGATGATATTATACATTATAGATTGGGGGAAATAGAAGATAGAAAGCCGATATATATTCCAGTTGGTGTGTTTATAACGGCATGGGCGCGGTATAAAACAATTACCAGCGCGCAAAAGGTTTACGATAGATTTATTTATGCTGATACCGATAGTTTACATTTAGAGGGAGAAGAAATTCCTAAAGATTTGGAAATTGACGCAACAAAATTAGGTGCGTGGAAACATGAAAGCACTTTTACAAGAGCAAGATTTTTAAGGCAAAAGTGTTATATCGAAGAAATTGAAAATAATCTAAAGATAACATGTGCAGGAATGCCTGAAAATTGTTATCAATATGTTACATGGGAAAATTTTCATACTGGGGCATCTTATGCAGGGAAATTAAAAATAAATCATACGCAAGGCGGGATAGTATTAAGTGAATCTCCGCACACATTACGGTGATACAGAAATATCTGTATTAAAAATTTTTTGAAAAAAAGTATTGACAAAATTGAAAACGTATGTTATTATGAATATGGAAGATAAAGGTTTAATTGTACAAGCCGAAGCGGGGCAGCGGGTGAAAGATACCGCCGCTATCGGGACGGGGTTGCACCTATTGCACAAACTTTTATTACTTCCAAAATTTGAAACAGGCGGGAGAGTACAAATTAACGCAGTCAGTGTGAAAAGGAAATCCCGCCTACTTTTATATTTATGATGTACTGGGATATAAATAAATCAAAATCTTATAATTGCCTATTTAATTTTATCATAGGCGCGCGCGGCGTGGGTAAAACATATGGTTGCAAAAAAGAAGTTATAAAAGACTTTTTGAAAAACGGCAATCAATTTGTTTATTTGCGCCGTTTCAAGCAGGAATTAAAAAAGATTGATAAATTCTTTGACGACATTAAAGACGAGTTTCCTAATGTTGAATTTGCGGTAAAGCATAATAAATTATGTATAAATGGTGAAGAAGCTGGGACAGTTATCGCACTTTCTACGGCTAAAATAGAAAAGTCTACACCGTTTCCAAAAGTAAAAACTATCATATTTGATGAATTTATTCTTGATGCTGGTTATCATAAATATTTGCCCGACGAGGTTACAAATTTTCTTGAATGCTACTCTACCATAGCTCGAAACCGAAATGTAACCGTATATTTTATTTCAAACGCGCTAACAATTACTAATCCTTATTTTATATATTTTAATTTGCGTTTGCCGTATGGCAGTAAGAGCATAATAGCAAAAGATGATATTTTACTTGAAGTCGTAAAAGCAGAAGATTATGCTAAAGCTGTAAAGGAAACAAGATTTGCGCATATAATAGCAGGCACGCCGTATGCAAATTATGCTATTGATAACACATTTTTGCGAGATGATAAAAACTTTGTGCAAAAGAAAACGGCAAACAGCAAATATTGTTTTACAATGGTTTATAAGGGTGAAAGTTACGGGGTTTGGATAGACTATAATGAGGGCTTGCAATTTGTATCTAAAGATACAGACCCGTCTAATAAAGCTATATACTGTTTGACAATGTCTGACCACAGTCCGAACACAATGTTATTAAAGGGACATAAGAGCGTTCTTGTTGAACAGTTTATAAAAAATTATAAAATCGGCGTTGTTAGATTTGAAAGTATAAATATTAAAAATATTTGTGCTGAAATAATCAAAATGACGTTGTAGAAAGGGGAAAAAATGGATGTAGGCGCTTTTACATCACTTATTTCAAGCGTAGGTTTTCCTATTGCATGCGTTATTGCGATGGGTTGCTATTTTGTGTGGGAGCGAAAACAGCGTGCAGAGGAAAATAGAAGCAGAGATAATGTTATTAAGGATTTGACAACTACAGTAAATAACAATACTATTGCGCTTGAAAAGCTAATTGAAAGATTGGGGACAAAGTAAAGATGATTTTTCCATTTAATTGCGATAAAATTAAAATCACTTCACCGTATGGCGAACGCGACTTTAACGGCAAAAATTTTCATTCGGGCTATGATATAGTTGGTATCGGCAGCAATGAAGTGACAGCGGTTTGTAACGGCAAGGTTGTTGTTTCAAGAATTATTACAGATAAAACTAATTTAACATGGCAATGGGGGAATTATATTTGTATTAAAGATTCTGTTACGGGAAATTTGCATTACTATTGTCATTTGAAAGAGCGCAAAGTTAAAAGAGGAGAAACTGTAAAAATTGGGCAGGTTATCGGCATTATGGGAAACACGGGCTATTCATTCGGTGCACATTTGCACTTTGAAGTTCGTGTAGGAAATACGCCTATTTCGCCGTTTACTGTATTGCATGTGCCGAATAAAACAGGAACTTATGAGAATACAGTAAAAGATGATATTGAAACTCTTGTTACGGCAAAAATTATTTCAAGTAAACAGTATTGGGAAAATCACGCAAACGACATTGAATATTTGCCTAATCTGCTATATAATATGGCTGAATATGTGAGGAATAATAAATGACGAGAGAAGAACTTACAGCAAAAATTACGCGCATTTCCGAACTCAGCGGAGATAATGCCGAAGTTATGGAAACTTTGCGCGAAATTCAAGATGGCTATGCAGAACCTGAATTTACCCGTGAACAAGTATATAATAACAACGGGGAAACGTGGGAGCAAAGCTATAATAATATGGTAACAAAATACCGTGAAACATTTTTCGCTGGCGATAACAAACCTAACAAAATTGAAGAAAAGGAAGTCGGCGAAGAAATTACATTTAATGATTTATTTAAGGAGGATTAAAAAATGCCTAATATTCCCAAAAGTAAAACACTTATTTATGACGGCGTAAATATTCTTAACGCTATCAGAAACAATGCATCTATGACATATCAAGAGCGCGTTCCCGTTGCGACGAGAGATAATATTGCGGAAACTGGCGCAGCTATTAACATGTATACGGCAACGCAGAACGAATTTCTGAATGCCCTTGTAAACCGTATTGCTCGTGTTATTATTACTTCTAAACTTTACGAAAATCCGCTCCGCCGCTTTAAGAAAGGTATTATGGAGTATGGCGAAACGGTCGAAGAAATTTTTGTGAACATTGCTAAAGCACATCCGTTTGACCCGATTGTAGCCGAAAAGACTGTTTTTCAGCGTGAAATTCCTGATGCTGCGGCGGCGTTCCACAAGCTGAATTATAAGAACTTTTATAAAGCTACAATTTCGGATGAACAGCTTAGACAGGCGTTTCTGTCTGCCGAGGGCGTAACCGACCTTATTGCAAGAATCGTAGACAGCATGTACAGCGGAGCAGAATTTGACGAATTTCTTTGTATGAAGAATCTTATTGATGATGCTGCAAAGAACGGTAGATTTTACCCGGTCACAATTCCCGAAATTACAGCCGCAAATGCAAAGTCTATTGTATCTACGATTAAGGGTATTAGCAATAAACTTGAGTTTATGAATAATAAGTATAACTCTATGGGTGTTGCTAACTTTACCAAAAAGCCGAATCAGATTCTTATTATTGATGCAGCATTTGACGCGCAGATTGATGTCGAGGTTCTTGCCTCTGCATTCAATATGGATAAGGCTGAATTTATGGGGCAGCGTGTTTTGATTGACGATTTCGGCACTCTTACAGGTGCAGTCGCTGCACTTGTTGATGCAGACTGGTTCATGGTATTTGATAACATGCTCAAATTCACGGAGATTTACAATAGCGAGGGTCTTTACTGGAACTACTTCTATCATAAGTGGAGCACTTTCTCTACTTCTCCGTTCGCAAATGCAATTCTGTTTACTACCGATACTAATACTGTTACGGGCGTAACTGTAACGCCTAACGAGGCGACGGTAGCAAAGGGCGGCGTACAGCAGTTTGCGGCGGTTGTCGCGGGTAGCGGCAGTGTTATTCCGCAGGGCGTTGTATGGACTATTACGGGTACGGAAACGCCGAAGTCGCAGATTGACTGGACGGGCAAGCTGCTTGTAGCACCCGATGAGCCTAATACTGCACTTACTGTTACAGCCACTTCTGTATATGACGGCAGCAAGGCTGGTACGGCTACTGTTACGGTTGAATAAGTTATAATTATATGCGGGCTGGCAACAGCCCGCTATAATAGAAAGGTTAAAAATCTATGGCAGATTATAGACCCGAAACACGAGTTTATTTATGCGAACAAGTGCCGCTTGATGATACCTATAGCGATACAAGAGATTTTGCAGATAAAGATTCACAAGCGTATTATTTTGAGTCAAAAGCTACACATAAATATACAAATTTATCGTATCAAAGAGTAAATAACTCTATTGCAAATCCGAGAGTGGCATTAACCTGTCGTGTTCCCGATTTGGCGGATAACTTGTATAATTGCAATTACATGATGTTTCAAAATAATAATTTTGGAACAAAATGGTTTTATGCTTTTATTAAACAGGTAAACTATATTAGCCCCGAATGCACGGAGATAGTATATGAATTAGACCATATTCAAACATGGCTGTTTGACTTTGATGTAAAAAGCGCATTTGTTGAGAGAGAACATAGCTCAACTGATGAACCATTTGAAAATATTTTGCCAGAACCTGTAGATATTACAGAATATACAAGTTTCCAAAATTATGCGCCATTAGACCCCGATTTATTTACTATATGGTATGGTATTTTAGCCACTTCTACCCCGTTGGGAATGCAACCTACACTTAGTCAAATTGGAAACACATTTTGCGGACTTGAATTGATAACTGCTAATAATATAAATTCATTAGCGACTAATGTTCAATCATACTTAGATTCGGCAAAAGATATTTTAACAAATAATGTAGCGAATAATATAGTTTCTATTTATAGCTGTTATGGAGAGCCCGGCGGTGCGGTTCAAGAAGAAACCAAAGAAATTAGTGCAAAAGACAATATAACTCCGCCGCAGTATTATGATTATACAATAAAAAATAAAAAGCTGCTTAATAGCCAATTTCGTTATTTTTTAGGTGTAACAAATGAGGGCAAGTCTATGGTTTTCAAGCCTGAAAAAATAATCGGGAATAAATTAACATTTAATAGAATTATAATTCATTCTATTGTTCCAATTATAACATATGTCCCATTTTATGAGGGAATAGAGGGGAATTGGAATTATCCATTAACTATAAGTACTTTTATTCAGTGCGCGTGGGCAACCGATTCTTTTACATCATGGTTCCATGATAACGCTTTTTCATTATTTGCTGGGTTAACTAACTCTTTTACTCAAACATCTATAGGCGCATTAAGCGGTAGTTTGCCATTGCTTTCCAGCGGTGCTACAGGGCTAACTAATGCAGCAACAACATTAAATGAAGCAGTAAATGCCCCCGATAAAGCGCATGGCGCTATATTTGATAAAAATACTGCGCTTCAAAATAAAAGACCCGAATTGATAATATATGAAGTATTAGCGGATAAAAATTCTATTATTCGTGCAGATGACTTTATGACGCGATTCGGCTATACGACAAATAAAATGAAAATACCTAATAGAAAAAGTCGTTTTAGATATAACTATATAAAGGTAACGCAGCCGCTTATTACTGGAAGTTTGCCTGTAGAATCCGTTTCAATAATAAAAAACGCCCTTATTCGCGGAATTACATTTTGGCATGATAAAGATGTAGGAAATTATGAAATTGAAAATAGGGTGACAGGAATTGAGGGGTGGTGATTATAAATGCCGTTAGTCGTAGAAAACATTCTTAACGCAAAACCGTGTATTCGGAATATCAATTCCGAGAGGCTAAACCGAAATACGTTCAACGATTATTTTAACCGACTATTTGAACTTGCTATAAACATGTTTAAGTGGGAAAATTTGCCCGATACGGTAGATGAACGTTTTCTTGAACTTGCACTTTGCGAAAAGGGCTATTGCCTATATTTTAATGATGATATTATGGGCAACCTTGCTCTCACTTGTATGATAGGCGGCGAGCTTGATGTTTACCGCATTCCTACACGGAGAATTGCTTTTGCTGTAAATGGTTATCAAGCTGAGCGCACAAATAAAGATAGTGTTCTCATTTTCAATAATTATCTGCATACGCCGACAATGCAAACAATATCCCTCTATGCAGAGCGCCTTACTGCGATTGAGCGCGCTATTGATGTAAATGTAAATGCACAAAAAACACCGATTGCTATTTTAACTGACGAAAAGCAAAAGCGCACAGTTGAGGAAATTTATCGCAAATATGAGGGAAACGCTCCTGTTATTATTGGCGCAAAAAATCTTGATTTGAATAGTGTTAAAGCTATGACGACGGGAGCGCCTTATGTTGCAGATAAACTTAACATTCTAAAGCGGCAAATTTGGAATGAAGCGCTAACATTTTTCGGAATTGAAAATGCTAATACGGAAAAGCGCGAACGCCTTGTTTCAGATGAAATTACATCTAATTTAGGTGGCGTACAAGCTCAACGATATGTTATGCTAAATGCACGAGAGCAAGCGGCAGATAAAATTAACCGCATGTTCGGCACGAATATCAGCGTTAAATTCAGACAGGATATTTTAGGTTTAGAGGGGGTGAATGCAGATGGCAGTTTATACGGTGGAACTGGGGACGCTGGTGCAGCGGGGTTACCCGATAGCGCTGAATAATTATCCTATTTTCGATGAGGGACACAGAGCAATCCTAAATAATAAAATTATTCGGCATTATTATTTCCGTGAAATTTGTTGTGATTCACCTGAACGGTTTAATTTTTATCTTAAAACTAAAATGGATGAAATTATGCCGTATTATAATCAGCTTTATAAAAGTGAACTGCTTGAATATAACCCGCTCGCGACAGAATTTTACAGCGAGACAAATTCGTTGTCTAAAGAAGCAAAGAAAGCCGTTGAAAATTATATTAAGAAAATCGCAGAAGAATCCACAGGAGATAATTATAGCGGAAGTAAACGCGAAAATCTTAACGAAGATACTAAACGCGATGCAAGCGGAACGGAAACTAATAAGGCTATTAGAACGGATAAGTTAAAAGAAGTAACTGTAACCGATGAGACTAATTCAAATACGCGAACTGATGATTTGACAGAAGCTGTAGAAACTACAAGCAGTAGCACTAAAAATTCGGATGCCACGAATGATAGCACCACAACTAACGCCCTTAAAACTACAAATAGTAGCGAAAATAGTGGAAGTGGAACAAGTAAAACAAACGGTAACAAGGTAACTGGTTTTAGCGATATTCCGCAAGCCGGTTATGAAACTACAGTTACAGAAAATCCTGACGGAAGTGTAACTACCACATCAAAAGGTTATTTAACAACACGCACCACCGAAAGCACAAACGAACAAAACGCAACTACCACTAAAGAAACTGGAAAGGCTACTACCGATAATACAGGTACAGTTACAGTAAAATCGGAACTTAAACAGAAAGATGAAATTTCCGAAACTAATTCATCCACAAAAACAAATACTGGCACTGTAGAAAATGCTGGAAGTGTAGATAAAACTGTAACTAAAGATAATACGGGCACTCAAAATAATGATAGTGACGGTGCTACGACAGAAACAGAAACAGGTTCTAAAACTAATAAAAATAATATCTATGAAGACACGCAAAGAAATGTTTTTGTTTCTTCTAAAAATGTTGGCGAAAATGCAGAGCAGGAAAAACGCCACGAAAAAGAAAACGGCGAATTATTTGCCGAGGGCAGACGAGGTATTTCACCCGCTGACCTTATAAGAAAATACCGTGAAATTATTCAAAATGTCGATATGATGATTATCGACGAATTAAATGATTTATTTATGGGGGTTTTTTTAATATGAAACACAGAGAATTTCCGCCTTATATTCCTACTGATGAATGCAAATGCAAGCCCGCACCTGCGCCCTATGACCCGCCTTGCTGCGCACCGTGCGGAATGACACCGGAAGAACAGATTATGCGCCTGAATGATAAAGTAGATTGCATGGCGGCAACATATAATCAAGTTATGAGCGAATGTTATAAAACGCTGCATAATCTTGAAGAAGCCGCAGAAGAAAACGGCGCTTATTATGGCGCTGGAGAAGTTTGGACTGAGCAGGGCTATTATGCAGACGAAAGCGCTACTTATACTCTGACACACAAGGCGGTTGTAGATAGGCACGGCGCACCTATTAGAATTGGGCTGCATCTTGCCTATGATAATACCACTAATAGCAAGATTGAACAGGATATGTTCAGCGCATCTAAAGTGCTTTACGCAGATAAAATTCTTGTAGCGCAGCCTAAAACTGCTAATGGCTGGTATGGCAATGTTATCTATAGAGGTGCTCCTATTGCGACTCATAACGACGGTACTCTTTATACTGTTGGTTTTACAAAAGCTGGCGTTATGCGCGTTTATCAAAACGGCATCGACAAAGAGCAAATGCTGCGTGATACGATTGAAAATGCAATGGGCTGTTCAGGCGTACTTATTCTTAACGGTCAGCTTACTGACGATAGCTACAGGGCGAATATTCCTAATGCTACTGAACAGGTTGCGCGCGTTGTTATCGGTCAAAACAGCGACACCCGCGAGGTTATTTTCCTGACTTGTGGCAATGAAAATAATGTAAACCGTAAGGGTATGACTTCTAAAGCATGTGCACAAATTCTTCTGCAATATGGTTGTGATATTGCTGTCGAACTTTGTGAAGCCGATAGTGCTGGGGCTATGAATAAGGGGCAGTTTATGTTTGTGCCCGATAACAATGACGTTCCTACTGCTTATTGCTATTGGTACATTAGCCGCAGATGTTTCTATAAAAATGACTACACCCGCGAGGTTGCAGAACTTATGCAGAATTACGGGCAGGTTATTTGGGAAAATTTTCTGACGGGCGGCAAGCTGGACGACACGATTGCAAAGCTGAACAAGGAAATTGCAGACCGTATTGCCGCCGATAATGAGCTACAAGAAAACATCAATGCCGAAGCAGATACACGAGCAGAGAATGATACTGTACTGCAAGAAAATATCAATGCTGAAATTACGCGCGCAACTGCTGCGGAAAAAACTTTGCAGACAAATATCGACAATGAAAAGAAGCGCGCTCAAACAGCTGAACAGAACCTTGAAGACACTAAAGTAAATCGCGCTGGCGACACTATGACTGGAAGTTTGCAGTTTCCTCTTAACGCTACTGTAAATATCGGACCTAACGTTAGACTTGATAGATATGGTGTAAATGCAAAAAATCAAGTTATGCAGCTGATTGCATACCAGGGTATTAAATTATATGGCGACAACAGAAGCGCTATTACAATTACTAATCTTGCTGACGGTATAACGCCTGATGATGCAGTAAATAAAAGACAGCTTGACGCAGAAGTTACAAGAGCCACTAATGCAGAAGATACTGAAAAGAAGCGCGCACAGGCAGCAGAGCAGCAGCTGCAAGCAAATATCGACGCAGAAGTGCATGCACGCGAAAATGCTGACACGGCTCTGCATAATGATATTGTAACAGAGCAGGGAGAGCGCATGGCAGAAGATGCTGATTTGCTGGCTGCTATCAATAAGGAAAAAGAAGACCGAGCGGCAGCAGACGTAACTTTGCAAGCAAATATCAACACCGAAAAATCTGAAAGAACCGCGGCGGATAACGCTACTAATAGCCGTATTGACGGAATTGTCGCGGGCACTACAGATATTCCCTATTTGTCTACGCAGAGAGGCGGCTCTGTACAGGGCGCTATTGTAGTAACTAATGGCGAAAATGGCTTTATCGGAATTGATGCAAATGGTAAAAGCAATAATGCTCCTGAAATTAACAGTACTGGCGCGAGCATGACAATTAGTGTCGCTAATGGCGATGTTATTGTAAAAAATGAAGCTGAAGCCGACGGCAAGGGCAGCGTAACGAATCTTAAAGTACCTACACGAAATACTGACGCGGCAAATAAACAGTATGTCGATGAAAAAATTACTGCTGCTGGTAAATCGTATGTCGCTAAAGAAAGTGACGAACCTCAAGAGATAAATAGTGATATAATCTTTAATAACGGCATTGTAGTAAATGGAGCGGGTATCGACTTTGGCAATACACCAGGTGGTAATGCTACTATTTTCGTTGACCCTGATAATGGCTTATATATTACCTCACCTGACCCGATTTCCAATATTATTGTGAGCGGCTGCAAAATTAAAGGCGTATCAACGCCCGTAGATGAAGCTGACGCTGCTACAAAGGCTTATGTTGACGCGCACAGTGGGGGCGGTGGTGATGTCACAGCGGCTGGCGATAATACTTTTACTGGTACTAATACTTTTACAGGTAAAACTATTGTTGCTGCTCCTACTGGTGATAATGAAGCGGCTAATAAACAATATGTTGATAATGCTGAATCCAGTGCAATGCAGTATGCTAAAAATATTGCCGCATCAAAAGCCGATTTAGGTAAAGATAATGTATTTAGCGGCAGCAATATATTCAACGGCAGAGTTATTATTTCTGCTGCACCCTCTACTGATAATGATGCGGCAAATAAAAAGTACGTAGATAGCAAAATTACAGGTAGCGGAAATACTTTTACTTCTATCGAGATTATCGGAGACAATGCCCCAGTTGGGCAGTTTACTAATGGCGTTGTTATGATTTATGGCAATATTAAATCAACAACTTCTATCGGTCAAACAGGTATTGATGCAATTAAACAGTATTTAACTAATGCTGGGCAAAGCGGAGAGAAAATTCAAGCAATCAACGAAAGCGGCACAGTTTTGGATAGCTTTTTGGAAGACATGACAAATAATTATGCAAAGGGCATTTATCTCATTACTGGATTAGCGAGTGTTTAATAAAAAATGGGGCACATGAAAATGTGCCCTTTTTTTATTGCTTATATGATAAGATTATAACGACAATAAATTTACACTACAGTATTATGCATTGACAAGGCTATTTCCAATTCTTAGTAGAATGGGGGCTCCTACC